CACGCAAGGATCACGTTGCACTTTAAGTGTAGCAACTATATGTATGAAAAAGGTAGAAATCTATACACGTCGTGTAAACGTGTCGACGACTAGTGTCTAAAGTGGGGGATGAGACACAAGATGTAGGGGGTAAGGTACCGTTCGTCGGATGGTAGTTGACAGAATTGACAGGACTTGGTATAATACTCTTAAGGACGCTTAAACGTGAGCGACTTCGCAAGTGCGAACAAAGCGAGCGTTTACAACGTGATCAACCTTTGGGGTTGATTAAGAGCGAAGCCTAAGCGAGAGCGAATAATCTAAACGTGTACTGAACGTGCACGCTCGGTGCATATTGCACCTCACGTGGGGGAAAAACGAAATGACTAAACACCAAGATGAGATCGATGAACTCAATCTCCAGATCCAGATAAAGCGACTCCTGAAAGACATCGAAGAGTTGGAGGAGGATATCAGAGGTATCTTCGCTGCCTTGTCCGGAGAAGACATATGAGTCATAAACATGAGGAGCTGCTCAACGGTAGACTGCCGTATACCAATACGCAGATGTGGTGGGCGTTAGCGACTGACGCGGTCACACAGGTAGGACGTATCGCTGACCAGATGGTCAGACAGAACGACTTGCACGAAGAGTCCCTGACCCTGTCAAGGGAAAAGCTAGCAGTAGACAAGCAAGTTGCTTCTGGCACGGAAGCCTTGGAGCGGGAGCTTCTGGCGCAAACGGCAAACAGAGCCACGGCCAAAAAGCCGGGGCGGAGAGACGCATGAACGATAATGTAGAAAAGTCGATAGAAGAATTCATCCAGATGCTTGACAAACTGCAGATTCCGCCTGAGAAGCGCGTGATACCGCTCGGCGGCGTGCCGTATTTCCTGAATACAGAGGCTGAGATCAAGGCCGCACGGGCCGCACTGGCCGTTGAGCTTATGGGGACATCCTTGTGAGCTTCACACGTGACATCGTGTTCCTAGATGGGCCGATGAAGGGCGACAAAAGCTTCCAAACGCTGATGCTATCCTTTGGCGACATCGTTTATATCCGTGTAGGTACCGAGAATGGGGCGGAAGGTACCCTGATAGGGTATAAAGTCGTCGACGGCGATCAAAATTCTGTGTTTATGGAGATGACAGGTGGATAATAATCAAGATTTCGCCATTATGATGGCTTTTAACGGTTACATCCTTTCAATTCGCAAAAGTAATGGCCCAAAAACTCCAGATACGTTCGAAACAGAGGTGTTTATGGACGAAAAAGACCTTTTTTCGGCTTTATCTGATCATTTCGAAAATAAACGCTTGCAACATGAGTAGAATTCATGTTATACTTGAGGTATTGAACATAGAAAGGTAGATTGTCATGAAAACCGCATTGCCAGCGCCCAGTTATCTGGGTGTAGCTGAGGTTGGTTTAGCACGGGCCTTGGAAGCCTGAGACGCACGTTCGAATCGTGCCACCCAGACCAAATTAAAGAAGACTGCTTGTAAGATGCGCTCATTAAGATCATCGGGGGTTGAATTCCCCCACTTCTGCACATACACCGGGTTTACGGTTGTAGCCCCCAGCGTGAGAGCGCTGGTACCTGGATAGGTAGAAAAACACCGTATTACAATGGTTGTGGGAGGAAACATGGGAACGCTCCTCCGACCTCCAGATACAACGGGGGTACTGAACATTGTCGAGTTCACCTGGCTGTAAACCAGACGCTTATACGCTGTGGTGGTTAGACTCCATCTACCCTCACCAAACATGCCCTGCTGACGGAATTGGCATACGTACCAGTTTTAGAAACTGGGTTTTCCTGGTTCGAGTCCAGGGCGGGGCACCAAATGTCAAGAACAACCAAAAAAGCCTATTCAGGCTCCAGATCCGTCGATCGCTCCTGCCGATCACACGGTTCTTGCCCTTTCTGCCGTTCTGGCAGAGAGCACAAACACAAACGAAGGAACCCCTACGATGAGCGAAGTCTTAGAGACGCGCAACGACAAGGGTCAATTTCTTAAAGGCGTTTCCGGCAATGTAGCTGGTAAACCCGCGGGTACGAGAAATCGTACGTCTATGGTGAAGGAATTCATCGAAGCAAAGCTCACCGACGAATTGGTTGATGACGCGGTTGATATCCTACACGTAGCCATTAAGAAGGCCAAATCTGGCGATAACGCTATGATTAAACTGATACTGGGCGACTTGCTCAGCGAAGCACGTGGTGAAGCAAAGGGTGTATCTGGTGGGACTGTAAACCTCACCGTCACCAACATGACCACTGAACCCACTAAGATCGTAATTGATCACGAGGAATCCAATGAGTAAAACAGAAAGTAAGAGTCAGCCTAAAGAAAACTTGGGCGCCAACCGTCTCGACAACACTAAGCCTGCCAAGTTCATTGCTGAAGGCAACAGTGCTCCTGGCAAACACAAACGTGGCAAGCAAGGTCAATAATCATGGCAAATCGTCAACCCGTAGAACTGACTGACAGTGCAAAGCGCAAACTGAAGAAGCTCCGCGCTTCCGAAAGCACTGGCTCGGGCGCGGCTTCGCGTGCGGGTAAAGCTATTGTCCGTCGACAAACCTCGGCTGCGTCAGCGCAGGATGCGGCACGCAAGGCACTCGGCCTAGGCCGGAAGAACAACCAATCAACTGATTCAAACAACTAGGAGCCTGAACCATGGCTGACGGACTTACTGCAATATCATCTAAACCAAAGTCACCTGCCCAGTTTCAAGGCATTTTTGACGTTATCCCTTTCAAATTCACCTTTGAAGACGACAGCATTCTTGATGGCGATGAATATGCTCTTGATGCCGCCGTACCCGGCGCCGCACTTGGCGACTTCGTACTGGTTACCCCTAATGCGGATGCTGCTGACCTGATTATGGTCGCGTATGTTACTGCCGCGGATGTGGTCACCGTATCGTTGGTTAATGTCACTGGTGGCACCCTAACAACTTTCGCTACAGGCATTGTTTGTACTGGTGTAATATTGAAGCCTAAAGGCGTCTTCGACTCACTATAAGCGCGGGTAGTCGGGGGCTATATGGATCTAAATTTCCAGATGCATCCTGGTCAGGTTGCAATCTACAACTCGACTGCACTTTACAAAGTGTGCGCTGCAGGACGACGCTTCGGCAAGACCTGGTTAGCGGCTATGTTGTGTGTAATCTGGGGATTAGCAGAAGAGAACATCCGGGGCCTGGCCCTGGACGACACGTCGGAAGTCATGTATATGGCGCCGACCTTTGAGCAAGCGAAAGGCATCTTCTGGCCTGTGCTCAAGAAATTAGCGGAACCTGTGACTCTCACCATCCATGAGAACACTGGTGTACTGACCCTTATAAACGGGGTACGGATTCGCCTGAAAGGGATGGATAACCCAGACCGTGCACGTGGTTTTAAACTCCGCGGCGCGGTCCTAGACGAATATGCGGACATGCACGCGGGTGCGTGGGACGCTATTATCCAACCAGCCCTAATGGACTGTGAAGGGTGGGCGCTGTTTATCGGTACCCCCAAAGGTAAGAACCACTTCTACCAACGCTATATCGAAGCGCTTGACTGCAAGCCCGACGAAGACAGCTTTCTGGAGTGGGAAGCCTTCAAATACAGCTCCATGGACAATCCCGCGATTCCGATCACATCCATCAAACGGATGTACGAGTCTGAGACGTATAGTAGTGACCTACGGGCGCAGGAACTGGAAGCAGACTTCCTGGCTGGCTCGGACGGCATGCTTAGAGCCGACTGGTGGAGATTCTCTGATACAGAGCCGATGGACGGGTACTACGTGGTAAGCGTGGACCTCCAGGGTTTCACGATGGACGCAATCAAAAAGAAGAAAGTCCGACGTGACGACACCGTCATTACTATTGCCAAGATCTGCAAGCAAGGCTGGTGGATCAAGGACCAAATATCAGGCAAATGGGACACTCGAGAGACTGCCATCCAGATCATCAATGCCGCTCGGAGCGTACACGCTACTCGGGTAGGTATCGAGCAAGGCGCTCTGAAGAACGCCGTTGGGCCGTATATGGATGACGTTATGGCCCAATATCGTCAGTTTTACAACATCGAGCCGCTATTGCATGGCAACCAACAAAAAGAATTACGAATCCAATGGGCCTTGCAGGGCCGCTTGGAGAAAGGTCGTATCACACTAAACTGCAGTTCAGACCTTCAGTCTTTCAATCGCCCCGCATGGGTGAGCAAGCTGATCGAGCAAAGCGCAGACTTTCCAAATAACTCGACCCCCGACGACTGTCCAGATTCTCTGGCGTACGTAGACCAACTGGCTACGACCATTTTCATGGAAGTTGACCACCAAGACATACACGGCTACGACGAGTGGGAACCCCTCGACGAATGGTCGGGAGTTTAGAGGAGACTGAATGTCCATCATAGTTAGTGATACCCCTACCCGAACGCAAGAATCCAAAGAAGACGAGCTAGCCTCGTGGGTCATGGAACGCGTCAACGCATGGCGCACACATAGAGATAACGCATTTAAGGATCGCTGGGGCGAATACTACCGCCTATGGCGCGGACGCTGGTCCGAGAAAGACAAGAACCGTTCGTCTGAGCGCTCGAAACTCATAGCACCTGCCCTTTCCCAGGCCATTGAGATGACAGTCGCTGAGATGGAAGAGGCCACGTTCGGCCGTACACAGTGGTTTGATCTGCGAGACGACATTGAGGCAGGCCCGGAAGAGAAGGCAGCCATGGTCAAGACGCGCGATCGACTGTTGGACGACGCGAACAAGGCGGGTGTCCCAGACGCAATCAGTGCGGCATACCTCAACGGCGCCTTATATGGCTCCGGAATTGCCAAGATCGTCATGGATATCAAGGATGTCCTGTCACCAGGACCGTTACTGCCCGACGGCACGCGCGAGATTATCAGCGTAAAGAAGCGTGTATTTCGGCTAGATCCCCTTCCAGCGGACGAGTTTATACCAGACCCAGCAGGCACCACCATCGAAGATATGCAGGGTTGCGCACACGAACTGGTGAAGTCGCAGTCGTGGGTAGCACGCATGCAGGCCAAGGGAATTTTCCAGTCAGTCGATATCACCGCTGGTGAAGTCAGCGACACGAAGTCGGAACGTGGCGACCTAGAGGGTAGCCTCAAAGATACGGAAGCAGTTCTGATCACGGAGTACCACGGTCTGGTACCAGCACGCCTTCTGCCTACTAAGGTAAAGCGCGACAAGCAACCGATTGATGCGATCATGGACGAGCTTGAGATCAAGTCCGGCGACGAGACAATGGTAGAAGCCATCGTCACGATCGGCGACAAGCGGCACATGTTACGCGCAAGCAAGAACCCTTTCTGGATGCAGGATCGTTCGATCGTATCCTACCAACACGAGAAAGTACCCGGCCGCTTCTGGGGCCGTGGTGTGGCTGAAAAAGGCTTCAACCCACAGAAAGCACTCGACGCCGAACTTCGTTCGCGTATGGACGCCCTCGCACTCATCTCGAATCCGATGATGGCAGCCGATATTACACGTATGCCCCGCGGCTTTGATCTAAAGATCCGACCCGGCAAGCTGTGGCTAACTAACGGCCCACCGCGCGACGTCCTACAACCAGTCGTATTCCAAGGACTCGACCCATCCACGTTTAACCAAACGGGTGAGATGGAGCGAATGGTCCAGATGGGTACAGGCGCCATGGATTCAGCAACGCCTACGAACATTAACGCACGCAACAGTACCGCGACGGGATCATCCCTACAGCAAGCTGGGTTCGTTAAGCGTTCGAAGCGAGCGATGTCAAACGTCTCTCGGAACTTCCTACAACCAATAATTCAAAAGCTGCTGTGGAGATACATGCAGTTTGACAAGCAACGCTACCCCGTCGACGTGGACTTCCGCGTAATGGGCACGCTGGGCATTGTCGCACGCGAGCTTGAACAAGTACAACTGACCCAGATGCTCGGATTAGTCGAGCCAGGTTCTGCCCCCCAGCTGGTACTTATGAAAGCCATCTTCGATAACTCGTCAAGCCCCTACAAGGGCGAACTGAACGCCGCTATCGATCAGATGCTCGCACCACCGTCCGAAGAGGATGTAGCCAAGCAAGAGGCGTTCGAACAGGTTAAGTTCCTGACGCTGAAAGCGGACCTCGAGAAGAAGTCCATGGAGTCACGCAAGCTACAATCTGAGGTCATCCTGAACATTGCCAAGGCCCAATCAGAAGAGGTCAAGACGCAGTTCGACGGAGCCAACTTGGACATTGAAGTACAACGCCTGATTAAGGAGCTCGATGAGCTCGGGGAACTCAGTCGGCAAAATGACGCTGCGCTGCTAAACGCGCAAGCGAATCTGATTAAGGCTCAAGGGGGAAAGAGCAATGGATCCAGTGATAATGGAGAAGGAAGCTAAAGCACTCGAAGAGATGTTTGCTTCTATAGGATGGCAGCTAGTGATGCGGAGATTTAAACCGCGCCTCGACGAAGGCTCCATCGCAGAATACGACCACGTGCGAGAAACCCTAACCTTAGGAC